TTACATGTTTCTCTGTGTTAAAATGCCACCCCTCTGCCTGCGTGTCTACGTTAGCATCACGGAGTAGGTTGTATATAAATGACACCTCTGGATTATCAAAGTTGAGGGTTGTTAGAGGTGCTTGTCCGATAGCTCCCAGTATACTGTTCACTGCGGATAGTTCGGTATCGATGTCAATAGTTGTGGTTGCCATAAGAAAAAAAGGGAGCCGAAGCCCCCGTATAAAAATAAAAATTAAGCGTTTGTTGGATAGTTGTCACCGAACGCAGCATTACCTGTAGAAGCAGGGTCTGCACCGGCTAGTAACTCAACACAAGCAGCTGGGTTTAGGAAGTCTGCACCCATAGCTAGTCTTCCAAGGATTACGTCACCTTGGTATACAACTGATACATCACCTGAAGTTACCTGAACCTGTGGGCCGATAGCTTCAACAACACCAGCAGCTTCTCTTTGGAAGATAAGTCCGCAGCTGTTCTCGAAGTCAGAGTGATTACCATAGTTGTTATGGATACCAGTTACGTTAGAACGTGCATCTTCCATTCCATTAGTAGTAGTGTCATCACCAACGAAAGATCCTACGTTTCCGGGGCTTGTTACACCGGGGTTTGTAGCAGATGCAGTACCATACTTAGTACCATAGTTTCCGAAGAACGGAATGTTCATTGACTTGTAGATTCTAATGCCTGCAATTTCAATGATACCTTGTCCAGACTGTAATGCGTCTCCTTGTACGTCTCTGTTGATTAGAGAGTTTGATTCAACGTTCTGGATAAGTTCGTAGTACTGTCTTGGGTTAAGTACAGCTACTCTACCTTCAGTTCCTACTCCCTTCTCGTCTAGTGCAGCAGCAGCATCATAGAAACCGTTGATTAAACATGTAGCATCATAAGCAGCAGTAGCGTTTGTTACACCACTTCTGGTTAATCTGATCTGTGTACCACCGGGCTCTAGATAGCCTGACTTAGTGATTGGTGACGCAAGACGTGCACCTTTTGCAATTTGACGGAAGATAAGTCTGTCATACTTCTCAGCAAGAGCGTATCCGATCTTACGAGAAATCTCTCCTCTGAGGTCATAGTGAGATAAAGTCTCATCTAGCTCATAGACAAATGCACTTGAGATTAATAGGTCATCGCATGTGATTGTCTTTTCAGCTACTGGAGGTGCTCCATCGGAGTTACCTAGTATGCTGTTACCGGGTGTATGATACTCGGCTTTTGTACGTCCAGTGTAGATGAACTGCATTGACTTTCCACCGGAAAGTGTCCTCTTCTGTACTAAGTCTCTAGCGATTGTGTTACGCTGGAAGCCTTTGAACATTTCGCCACTGAACAATTTTAAATACAGTGCTCTCTGTGAGCCAGCTGCATTCAGTTGACCCGTCCGTGTAAGGCTTGCTGGGTCATTACTTGATTGTTGTGCCATTTCTAAGAATGATATTGGTTTACGTTTCTCAGATCTGAATTTTTTTTGGCCATTTTTTTGTGGTCTATCCCACCGTCTAGACGGCTCAAGGTATCTGCCTTAGCAGGCTCTCGCCAATAGAGATGGGAGGACTTGAACCTCCCTGTACGGCCTTACTTACCGATTACTCTTGTGTACTTGATGCCACGATATACGTAAGTTACAGTCATTGTATCTCTCATATATCCAAGCCCCGTTCCATGCTTGGGTGTCATGCGTCCCTATCGGGATGAACGGACGGATAATCTCTTCCGTCTTTTGTGATTATAATTAATCCTTTTACTACTTGTCTTAGTTCTATTGAACTTGGCCTTCTCGCCTTTAGACATCTCACCTGTAGTCTTAGGTGTTTTGGATGACACACGTTTAGATGGTCTGCAAGCTGGGTAGCCTTTACGCTTCTCACCTTTCTGTCTGCCACAGGGCTTACCAGTTTTGGTGTCAACCCATTTCTCTTGGAACCATCTACGTAAGCTCATCTTCTTTTTGCTTTGCTATAGCCGGGGGCAGTCTTCTTCTTGCCACCAGCTTTGACCTGACCCTTACATACCTTAACAGCATATGCGTTTGCGTATGCAGATGGGTATACTTTAAATTTTCTTTTGGCAGCTGCTTTACCACGTGGACATAATTTACCCATTACTTCTTTTTACCTCCATGTTTGCAGCCACACTTTGATCCTTTTTTGTGTGCCATTAGTCGTATAAATCTGTAAGAAAGTTATTCATTCTTTTATCTCTTTCCATGCCTCGTGAAGACTTGTGTATGATACCAATAGCTCTAGCTTGATCTTTGGCACTGAGATTTTTAATGTCTTCTACTTTTCTAACGATACCTTGTGCGACGTTTACGCCATCTAGTTTTCCATCGTTAAATGCGTTTATCTTTTTTGCACCTTTAGATGCTCCTGATTTTGCCATGTTAGCATTTCCATCTACGTAGGGCAAGTGCCTTTCGTGTAGGCTTGCCGTTTGGTTTTTTAAGTGGGCCTTTCATGCCAGACATGCGAGCACAAAATGACCTCTTTCTAGCCCCTCCTCCGGGCTGTGGAGCTTTGAGATTAGAGCCAGTGGCACGATTGTACTTGGCTCTTCCCTTCGCTGTCAGGCCGCCTTTGCGGCTCTTCTCACCTCTTCCGAGAGACAGGCTTACTCCCTTTCTTTTTGCCATTCTTTCTTAGTCCTTTAAGATCTGCTCCTGTTATCTTGTTGCGAGGTGGTGCAACAGCAGCGAGCTTTTTTTGTTTGGCTGAGTAGCCGCCTTTACCTTTTGGCATTACCAGATTCCGGGTATGATTTGCCCTGTCCAAGCGTAGTTGAGTAGAGCTGCGACTATGCCTATCATAGCTAGTCTTCCGTTAAGCTCCTCTGCTGGATGCCATTTTTGATTTTCGTGGTTGTGGTGTGTCATTGTGTTATGCGTTATCGTTTACTTCACCGTTGAAGCTGGTGGAGCTGTGAAAGATATCCTCTTTCTTTTTAGCCTTTGCTAATCTCTTAGGAGCTGGAACATAAGGATTATTGGGGTTTTCCTTAGGTGCATCGTATGGCCTGTTTGGAATACCACCGGGTTGCTTAGTATCTTTACCCATTACTTCTTACCTTTTTTCTTTTCGATGATCTTTTTGAGTGCTGCTGGTAACTGTTTCTTAGCTCCGCTTCCTCTCTTCATTGTTTTCTTTTTGGCTGACATCTTTTTGCCGCCACCGTAATGTCCGGGCATAGTTAGAACTCCAAGTCTGATCTGTCTAGTTTTTCAATTATGTCTTGTCTGTAAGCAGGGTCGTTGTCATAGCGAGGATCGCTCATTGCTCTAACTAACTCTTGCTGACTACGGAAGACATCACCGTTGCTTTTAGGTGCTTTACCTGTATACATTGTACCTTCTACTCCATTAGCTGCATCGTATTGTGCTTTGAGTCCAGCGGCTGCTATGCGTATAGCACCAACACTGCCGGTGTTTACAATACTATCAAATGCACTTATCTCTTCTTGACTAAGATTAGTCCTTGCCCAGTTCAGCATATTACCGTAGGCTTGTTCACCACCTACTGCGTTTTGAACTTGATTGATGTCGGACTCTGATAAGTCTATTGCTGATGCTTCTCTGGGTTGATACTCGGGTAACTGCTGTACCTCCATGTAAGCTTTGACTAAATCTTTGCTTGACATAGATGAGAACTTGTTAAGAGTGTCTTCTGATAACTGTCCGTTGTTATCATAGAACTCATCAGTAGCAGAAGTTATTAGTGTAGCACCGTCGGATAAGTTTGGCTTATCCTCCGGCTGCTCCTCTGCTGCTGATGCCGTTTCTGTCTCTTCTTGTTCTACATTATCACCGAGTTTCTTTTGCAGCTCGACATAAGCTTTCTCGAGTTCCTCTGCATTTTTGTATTTACCAGCCAGTAGCTGTTCCTGTTGCTCAACGAGTTTCTCGCCAACGGCAAGAGAGTCTTGCTCATCTGTTGTGAGATTGTCTGCTACAGTTTCAGTCGTTGTTTCTGGTTGATATGATAATGTTTCTGCCATATTATTGTGGTGGTTGTTGATCTGTACCGCCTGCTATACCTTGTATTAGTGCGGTTGCTTGGTCTGCTAACTCTGGGTTCTTCTCTGGATTCATCAGTGGTGTACCAGCAATCTGACCTGTCTGATCGACAAGTGACTTCTGACTCATCTCCTGAGCTCTCTGTTCCTTGAGCATTTGTAGTTGCTCTGGTGTACGTACGAGATTGAATACGTCGATACCCTGTGCAGCTGCAAGCCTTTTGATAGCTTCGCTTGGGTCTATAAATTGTAGCAGTGCTTCTGGCCCGAGGGTCTGAGCTACTGTACCTATAAATCTGGTCAAGGCTTCGTTGTCCTGACCTCTACCTAAGCTATTGATACCAGCTACGATCTTAGGTCTGACGACATCTTTGGGTAGTCTTGGTATCTGATTTGTACGCTGTAGTATTAGCAGCGTTCTGTTGAGGTAGGGTATGAGAAACTCTACCGTCAGTAAGCTGAACAGTCCACCAAGGGATTGCTCTAGCTCTAGCTGAGTAAGGCGTACCTCTTCAGCTGTAACTCTCTCTGCGTTTCTGATGTTCATAACCAAGAAAGCTTCGAGTATTCTTTTTTCTATTGCTGCTGCAAGTTGCGCAGCTGTAGCAAAGTCTGCTGTCTTACCGACTTGCACGACTCCTACGTCTTCTGGTCTACCCTGTATGATAGCTCCGTTACCAGCTTTGGCGAGAGTGC